CCTACCTTTGAATGAACTACATAGAGAGGTTCGTCTATAGCCTTGCTGTGGTACTTCCTTGTGTACTTGTAGAAGAGGTAGTAGTCGTTCCCCCAAGGGTTGCCAAGTTCTTTAACTATTTTCCATCTAGGTTCGCTGTGGTGGTCAACCATGAAGTACTTACGGATCTCTGGAAACTGCATCTGGGCGATTGCACTGAAGTCGTAAGGGGTTGTGGAATACAAATCTCTGTCACCTTTCAGCTGGTTCCCATCATCGTCTTTGGGGTTGTAGTTCAACTCGCTACAATCCATCCTCACATGAACTGGTGGGTAAGCTCCTAGGTCATCATAAACATCTCTATGGAAAGCAAACGTACCATTCACGATTTTTCCTCCTCCGAAGACTGCGTGTCCAACCTTGCGTTTTCTAGGCTTAAAAACTCCCCGTATCCACTCACTCGCATCTTGGTTAATGTATCTTGCACCGAAGTTGAACATCTTGAACTTTGGATATTGTCGGAAAAAGCTATCGATCCTTTCCAAGTAATTTGGTTCATATTCGTCATCTGAGTCTAGGAAACATATTATTTCCCCTTTCGCTTTCTCCAACCCTGCGCTATAGGCACAGACTCGTTCTTCGTGTAACTTATCGATAACTCGTGCCCAGCTGGGTACAGAAAATTCGACAGTAGAACCGTCGTTGACCACGATCCATTCAAAATCCTTAAAGGATTGATTTCCAACACTCTCTGCTGCTCTGGTAAGTCCATCTTTTCTGTATTGGTTCCAAACGTGGACAGGCGTGATAACACTTATCCTTGGTCTGCCCATTTGTCGGCATACTCCTTCTTGTCTACATTCATCTGTTCTGCGTCTCCTGCAACTAAAAACCCTGTAGCATGGGATATGTGGAACGTCCTCAACCTCTCACTGCCTGCTACTTTCATACCTGCTTCTGTCATTCTGCGGGTTAAATCTACGTCAGCGGCATAGTTTAAGAACCTCTCGTCAAACAAATCTCCCAGTCTGTTGAACATATCCTTGGTAGTAAACAGAGCTGATCCGTCTCTGGTGTCGTTGTTCAAACTCTCCTCTACGGTTTTGTCCAGCCACTCAGCTCTGTGGTCTCTGGCTTCAATCATCCTGCTAAACACCTCTCCGTACATTGGTTTCCCGTAAACCATATCAACGTGTTTTAGTGCGTCTTTCATATCATCAACCCAGTTTTCGTAGACCTGTACATCAGTACAAATTATGGCTAGGTACTCTCCAAAAGACGCTCTAATCCCTTGGTTTACAGCCTTAACATAACCTAGGTTTTCTTTGTTCTGAATGATCTTGTCAGCATGCCAGTCTTCAACCTTAACTCCAACAGGGCTTGCGTTGTCTACAATAATAATCTCGATTGGGTTATCACCTGCGAAGTATCTAATTGAACTTAGAGCATGACCCGTATAGTGCATAAGTGGATAGTCCACGTTAAATACTGGCATAATCACCGATGTCAGTCCTTGGATGGTTTGGTGAGGTATTCCGTCTCCCCTCAGTTCACTAACAGCTTGGGCTTCAACTACTGTCTCTACTACTGGATTTGCTTCTCGTTGGTGTTTAGAACAAAGAGCCCACATTATCCCATCCCCGTAGGTTGCTGGTTCAAAACACACTGTGCATATCGTTAGATCACTCACTTAGTTTCCTCACAATCTCTGTCACTTCTCCTAAGGTATATAGTCTCAAGTACTTAACTCTCAGTCTCGACATTAGACCCCTCAATTTTGGCGAAGCAGTCTGTTTCGGCAATAAACGCCGTTTGACTTCCAATCTCAATTCGTTCCCCAGCACCGTAATGTACATAAATCATGTCTCCCTTCTCAAAGTCTTTAACTTCGCTTCCTACCTCAATTACTCTGGCTATCTCGAAATTAGTTGTGTTGGCTCTTGGTAGGACAATCCCAGACTTCATTGGACTGTCTTCTTTTAAGATCTCAATTAGTAATATTCTTTTAACTGGTTTAATCATGTATGGCTTGGCTTACTTCTCTTACCTTTTCCAAGAGTGGTGATCCTGTGGCTGTTGCAAAGGCTTCTAAATCCTTAGGAAGACAATGCCCACCTAGTCCTCGTTTTCCTTTGTAGTGGATGACTGTATGGTTCTTCATACCAAACGGGTGTTTTTCCAGTATCTCACGCACCCTTTCATAGTTAGCACCGCTCTTTTGACAGTAATCAAAGATCTCATTGGCAAAGACAACCTTGGTAGAGAAGAAGGCATTTAGACTTAGCTTGGCTGTTTCTGCGGTTATGTTGTCAGTCATAATTAGTGGTGCGTGTTTGGTGACGTTTCTGTAGAGTCCTGCTACTTCTTCCCTGTGGACTCCATCTCCTCCTCCGATGATAACGAACGGGGGGTTCTTAACATCTCTTTCCCAACTATCTTCCGAGAGAAACTCAGGGTTGCTAATGACATGTTCTGGGCGAATCTCCCTATATAGATTATCGGCAAAACCAGGCCAGACAGTCGATCTAATAATGAATATTGATCCCTGCCTTGTGGAGTTAATCTGACGTACAATTTCCATGATAGGTTGTGTAACATATTGGCCATCTTTAACAGGTGTAGGGAGACAAATAAAAACGAATCTGCAACTAGCCACCTCAGCGATACTGCAATTTGATTTTGTTTCATCTATGTCAAACCTCTTCTCTATTCCAAACAACTCTCCAGTTGCGTTACCTATCATCCCATTTCCGACAATAGCAGCGTTCATTCTTCAAAAAATAAGGGTCTGTTGTAATCAAAGTTTCTATGACAAGACGTGCAAGCCTCTACATAATCGTCTGCGTTGTGAGTATGAATACCGCTTACGTTTGCAAATTCTGACTTCTTGATAATCTTATGATCTCCAATATAACACCAATACTTTCTCTCTTTGTGTTTCCCTAACCAATGGTGAAAAGCAGAATAACTAGCATCATCACCTTTCCATGCAGGATTGTTCTCGTTTTTCAAAGATGGTGGCACCCACTTTCCTCGCAAATAAAGTCCTTTCATCACTATGGCATGGTCAGGTCGCTTTTGTCCCTTAAATACAGCAATCCTTTTACCACTCTTATAGTTAGCCAAATGAGATTGTCTATTTTTCTCTCTAGCTTCTTTAGTCATTAGTGCTATCGGGTATGCTCTCATGTTACTCATCAGAAAAAAATAAGGGTTCTAACTCATGTTTAAATACATAGTCTAGGTTCCTCTTCTGCCTCAAGTATGTCGATAGGGCTTGGTCTTTGTAGGCTCTTAGCTTTGACACCACCATTCCTGCGGTCTCTTTGTGGTAGATCTTCTCGTGATGGATTCTCTCTTGATCGGAAGCGTTGTCTGGACCATAGCGTGTGTTGGTGTTTCCTGATAGCCCTGATAGTACATCTATGTTACTTGAGTACTTCCTGAAGATTGCATTAGCTCCAAAGATATCTCTGAAGGGTGGGAAGTCTTGGTTCAGAACTACCACACACTTGTTCATGCCTGCTTCTTGGGTTATCAGGCTGTAGCTCTCAGAAGCAGAAGGCATGATAAACACGTTCGCTAGTCTGATGATTGCCAGAGCGTCTTCGTATGGTACTTCTACATTCCACTCGTCTTTGTACTCAGAAGTGAAAAGCAACTCTTGGTTGTTCAAACCCCAGTCAATACCTACGTTTTTCAAGTCATCCCTGTAAGAAATCTTATCTCCACCAGTCGAGTGAAAATCAACTACAATCATCCTCACCTTCAAATCCATGTCTTTAATCATAGCCATTGTTTTGACTGCTACTTCCACTTGCTTGCCACGGTCTAGTCGGCAAGGGTAAACACATACAGCATCAGCTTCCAGAATCTTCTTGTCATCCATAAACTTGCCTACATCTTTTGAAAGTCCTAGAACCTGTGCTACATCAGATGGGTGATGGACAACTCTCACTACATCCTCACTCACTCCAAAGTCGTTTGCCACTCTAGGGATAGAGAAGTCGTTAAAGAATACATAAAGAGAGTTTGGGAAAGGCTTGGAAACTAGGTTCAAATACTCGTCTTGGAAGATAGGTCGGAGGGCGTTGAGAGTGATTGGGCTGGTAGCTGAGTGAATCCAATGTCTCCACTTCAAATGAGGTAGTTTCTCTGCTACTCGTCTGGCGGCAAAGTTGTGTTTCAGGGCTGCGTTCTGATAGATAACGTCATGGCTAAGAACCACATCTATATCCTTTAAGATCTCTTCAAGGGCACGGGCAATGTTGTCTACGTCTTGGTCAAAGCTCTCGTCCTTCTTAACCTCGTTGTGACAGGCTACGTTTGGAATGTGCTTGATGGTAACTTCAGGTAGAGCAAAGGCTCCAGCGTTCTCAGTCTTAAATCCCTCTTGGACTATAACTGTGGGGTGGTAGCCGTTCCTAACCAACATCTTGATCTGGTCATTGGCTATTCTACAAAGGGAATATGCGGGGGAAAAACTGTCAAAAGTAGTGAAAATCGCAACTCTCTTAGGATCTTGTATCTCTTCCATCCTATCAAGCGTACTACTAATTGTGAAAAGTTGTCAAATTTTAAAGCTGATTGGGGATACCAGCTACACAAACTTCACAGTTGAAAGTACCACCCACATCAATTACAGCATAAACACCTTTTTTGAAGAAAAGTGGGTTAGGGAAAACCTGTGAATCGTCATAAGTTGTTGAAGAATCCAACACCCATACGAGGTTAGATTGTTGACCTGTAGCATTATCATAGAAAGAAACGTGTCCTGCCGATGTACCTGTTGCCAGTTTCATAGCCGTAATCTCCACTGAAGTAGTGGCAAACTGAAATCCCTGATCGTTTGCCGTCGGTTTCCAGACCTGTTGTGGAAGTGAATATGTTTGTTTACCTATCATTATATTGTTGTCGTTGTTGATGTGCTTGTGCTCGACGTTGACGTACTACTGGATGTACTGGTGCTACTCGACGTACTGGTAGAAGTTGTCGTTGTCGTGGTTGAGGTACTCGTTGTCGTGGTTGTAATCAAGGAAGCGTAGTACCACGCACCTGTGTCAAAGACATAAAGTCTGTTGTTGGCTGTGTCAATGAACTGCTCACCCGTTTGTGGGTTGCTTGGAAAAGAATCCACAGCGGTATTGATATACCTCTTGGCTCTTATCAGATTACTAAATTTTGTTCCTGTTGCTTCTGCCATTATATTGTTGTGCTCGTACTCGTTGTACTACTTGTGCTTGTCGAACTCGATGTCGATGTGCTCGTAGTGGTAATACTGGTACTCGTACTCGTACTAGTTGAACTACTTGTGGACGTAGACGTGCTAGTAAATTGAACTCCTAGCCAGTTATTACCACTCCATGTCCACCAACTATGACTTACTGTGTCCCAAATCTCATCCCCGATAGCAGGATCAGTAGGCAAAGTTGCCACTGGACGTACATATCCTATGATATTTGATATATGTGTTCCTGTTGCTCTATCTGCCATGTTTAAACCGTTGTTGTTGTACTGGTACTTGTTGTTGTCGTGCTAGTACTGCTCGTAGTACTGGTTGTGCTAGAGCTGGTTGATGTCGTGCTTGAGCTAGTTGATGTTGTCGATGAACTCGTGCTAGTTGTTGATGTACTGGACGATGTTGAAGAACTGGTACTGGTACTCGTGCTGGTAGAAGTTCGTGTAGCGATTCTGAACCCTCTCCAAGAAAGCCCGTCAAAACGCAAGTACCCTTGAATGGTTGTACTATTGATTGTGGCTGTATTAAGGTATTCATCTCCAGCAACAGGATTTGTCGGGTCTGTTGTCCTACGCTCAAGTCTACCTGCTAAGTTACTAAAACTGGTCACACTTTAAATTTACTAGATTGAATTGCGACTGTGTCAAGCCTTAAAATGGTTTTGGCGTCATACATGAGAAGACCTATTTTGGATTGTCCGTACTGCAAGAAGCCTTTTTATCCTATCGAGGGACGTGAGAAACTACAGAAATACTGTCGTCCTGCACACCGTAAGAATAATTATAAGAAAAGATTAAGAACTATAAGCGAGTCCGTCACCCTTTGAAGCGTAAACGCCTCTCCAGTCACCGAATCCGTTTGAGAATCGCTCTCGTGCTTTGTAGAGGAAAGCGTCTGTCTCGAATGCTGTGTCGTTCTTAAATTCTGCTTTGTCTCTCCAGAACCATAGGAAGTTAGCTTGTTCTGTGTCACAAAGATACCATGCTGTCGTTGATGTGTCTCCAAGATAGATCCAAGGTACTACTTGGATTGTGCCCTTGTAGAAGTTCATGTCATTGTCAGCTGTTCCAGCCCGTAGGTTTGATTCAAATATGATCTTTGTTGCCTTCTCAAGTTCGATTGGAACATAAACTTTGTTTGGCGTAACATCGATCTTCATGCCCTTGTCGTCTTTTTGATTCCTCATCGCAAGTCTTGCGGTCTCGTAGTTAGCCTCAGTTAGAGTAATACCTGTTGAGCTGGCGTTAGATTGTGTTGCTCCACCATCACTTCGTGGGTGAACAGTAGAAGCCAATACTTTACCATCTCCGCCTTGGTAGGAAGTGTTGAAAGCTCTCTCAAGAACATATGATCCACTCTTTTCTTCCCATCGTCTCAAAGATCGTCCTAGTTTTGCAGGAAGTTGGTTGATGATGTTGTATTGGTCATCGTCAAGAGCTTCTCTGGAAACCTTGAATCCCTTAGCGTAGACGATGTGTGTGAACACAGTGTCGTACATTTGTACTGGGTCTTCGTAGGTGATTGGTGCGTTTTCAGCTTTTGGTACTGGGTAACCGAAGCCTGAGAAAGCTGAGATTCTCTCATCTTGTTTGTCAGAACTCTTTACAGTGAACAGAGATGTGTAAACTCGCTCTGTCTCCTTGTAGCTGTCAAGGAAGATTGACAGGAAACCTGGTTCTAAAGTATCGCCTATGTTTGCTTTTAATATCATGTTATGCTGCCACCTTTGCTGTTGCAGAATCTACGCCTGCTGAGAATTGATTTTCGTTAATTCGGAAAAGTCCTTTTGATGCGTCTCCGTCATTGTCTGGGTCAATCGAGATCAACTGTACCTGACCGTTTGCTTCAGATCCTCCAACTGTTACCTGATTACTGTTAGCTACGTCAAACATTTGGAAAAGATTAGTTGCTGCAAGAGCTGCATCTGCGTCATTGTAGAAAAGAGTCATACCTGCTGGGTCAAAACCGATTTGACCTTGAAGATAATTGTCTGTTCTTGTTTGATTTGTAGCAGAAGTAACTACTGTGTCATCGTTCGTGATGGTAACACCTGCGTTATTTACCCAAAATGCTGTCCAAGGAGGTACGCCGTTTTGGTCAACAACACCTTGAAGAACTCCTGCTGGAACTTCACCTGAAGCTGCACGAACTAGAAATCCACCTGTGTTGACTCTAACCAAATCACCTAATTTAAGTGTTACTGTGTTACCTATTTTGAAAGTTATGAAAATTGGCGCAGAGATTTCTCCGCTTCCATGTTGATAAACTCTAAATCCTGTACTTGCTGATAAAGCCATATCTGTAAATTAATGATAGGGTATCGAAAAGAAGTCCTGTCAAGTAGCAAGATGGGGTAAAACGTGCCTATTTGCCGTGGGTTTCCTGATAACCTGCTCCATAAAATGAGTCAGTTTCAGTTTCGTCGTTCATGTTTTTAGATACTTGGTCTGGGTTAGCTTGTTTTTGCATCTGTGAAACTTGAGGGGCATTAAACACATTAGTTGGGTCACCTGTTGCAAGAGGGATAATGTTTTGGTCGAGGGGTGCTTCCTTCTCTGCAATCTGATCTTTGTGACTTCTCATGTGTCCTGAAAGGGCTATCTTCTCTGTAAATGATTTCTCGCAGTACTCACAGGCGTATGGGTTCTTCAACTCTTCTAACTTCTTCTCAACCTCTGTTCGTGAAAGATCTTGTAAGAAAGCGTAGGTTAATAGAATTTCCTCTGCTACATCATCTTCATACTGCAACATTTTACCTACTGGATGTTCGTACTTTTTAAAGTTAAATACAAAGCTAACAATGGGTGCGCCATTCTCGATAGGATTATATAGGTATTTCATCTTCCTTCTTCTGCTCGTCTGGTTAGGATTTGTTTCTTGTTCTCTAACCATCGTTCATCTGTAACACCCATTCTTTTGGCAACCTCACGTTCCGCTGGGGTCATTGTTGCTCCCTCTGCGGGTGGTGAAGAAGAAGGGACTGAGGATATTATCCCTGCGTTACCCGATGCGTCTTCTCTAGCTTTTTTCAAGGCTTCTGGTAGCGTGGCTAAACTATAAGCCTTCTCTAAATACTTAGGTAGTTTCTCAAGAGAAACACCTGAGATCACTTCGTTGTAAGTCTTAGTTCCGCTGGGGTCTAAAAGTTCCATCAACTCTTGGCCAATTTTGACATTCATGTCTTTCTTTGTATCTCCCTCAAGTTTGTCTAAATTATGTCCAGTCTCGAAAGCAGAGACTATGCTGTTCTCTACCGCTTTTCTGGTGTCTTGGGCTATTGGCTCACTTGTGGGTTCTTCCTTCTTTGGTTCGGGGTTCATCTTCTTCTGGTAAGCGTCTTCAACCTGCTTGGTTAGTGCTTCGTCTGCGGTTATTGCGTCAATGTAAGGTTTTACTTTTGCTATATAGTCTTCGTAGTCTTTGAGTTGTTTCTTGGTTGCCCCGTGTGCTTCAGCTGATTCAGCCACGAATTTGACTATCTCGTCTGGAGTTTTACCTTTTATGTCGTCTGTTGAGATTGTTGGAGTACCTTCTGCCTTCGGTACTACTGGGGTTCCCGCTGTAGGAGTTTCAGTCTGCGGTGTTATTTCGTCTGCCATCTATAATACTATCAGATATAATTGATTTTTTGTCAAGCACTAGTCGAGTCCTAGGTTCCTTGCGACAGTCCATTGTCCCCATCCTCGGTCTTTGTAGAGTTTGGCAGCGTACTTAACATTCTGCTCAGGATCCATCAAAGTGTCTTTGTTTGGTCTCTCAGGGAAAGACCTGATTTGAAACAGTCCGTAAGACGGGAGAGGTTTGCCCATCTGCTCGGAAATATCGCCTGGAATGATATAGTCATCACCAATCTTCCACCACTCTCCGCCAGACTCTCCTGCCATCACTCGCAGGGCGTTATCTACTTGATCTCTAGGAAAATATTTTTCAACCAGTTGTTTAATATTAGCGTTGTTGTAAGTGTCGTTGTCCTCGACTTGGTATTCGTTACCTGCGGCTGATTTAAACTGTCGCATCTTCTTCTGTTTTGGTTGCTGTTGGACTTGTGGAGAATTCATCATCGCTCTTTCTGGAATAGAGGCTGGTTGCTGTGGAGCGGGATCTACTTGGGGATACGGACTAGACATCACATTTTGTAGTTGTTGTTTTTGTTCAGGGCTGGGGTTGAAACGATTGATTGGGCGTTTTGCCTCAGGAAGTACGTTGTTCACATAGAACTTATTTGTCGTGTCCAGAGGATTGGCGATAAAGTTAAATAACCCTCGCATCTTCTCTTCGATTGGATCAGGGGTAAAGCGTGATAGAAGACCCATTACTTGCCTTTCTTTATCTTAAACTTTAATTTGAATTTAAGTTTTTTTAACTTGGGAGCACTCTTTTTGCCGTATGCCATTATTTCTCTCCTTTCTTCTCTCTGCGGTCTTTTTCGGATTCTGCACCTTTGATAGCATGAGCCAGAAGAGTTAGTGCGCCAACCTGTCCTCTGGCATTGGCTTTGAATACTGCTAGTCTGTTTGGGTCAGCTTCAGAGTATGAGAAGACTGCCGCCATGTTCCTATCAATCATGTTACGGATTACTTCTAAGAAGGCATCGAAGTTTTTATCCGTACTGATGTTGGAAAGAAACGCTAGTTGGTTATCACCACAATCCCGCAGTAGTGCTTGGGCTTCAAAAGAGATTCTCTTCTTATCTATCGGTTTTTTTATCCTCTTCACCTAACTTGTCCCCCTCCTTGAATCTGGGCTGGGTTTGTGGCTAGTAAGTTACGATTTGCGCCCCCTGTGGTCTGTGGAGTAGGATTTGGTGCTGTGCCTGGTGCTAGGGCTGCTGGTGACCCTCCAGGGGCGGTTGGTCCTGCAAGCTCTTGTCCACCTTGGGCGGCATCTCCGCCAGATAACATTCCTCCACCTGCTCTTTGTTCTTGTGCCATCACCTCGCCTGTAATGTGATCGGTCATAATATCAATCCTTGGGTCATTAGATTTAAGTTCTTGGAAAGCATCACTCTTTGTAAACTCAACGTGAATTTGAGTGTGGGCTGGTGAAGAGTACGGTGTTGGAGGGGTTGGCTTACCCTGCATAATTTGTTGGTTCTCCAAGTTAGCCAGATCCAAAAGAAGTGCTAGTCGTGCGTTGTTCTGTTTCAGTTCCTCACTCTTGTAGTCTGCTGGGTTTTTCTTGTTTGCCAAGATTAGATCGTCCCCTAGCTTGATAATGTCGTAAGAACCTGGAATAGCCATGGCAACTTGGCTTAGGCGGTCAAACATCTCATTTGCTTCGGTTTTCATCAACCCTTCGGATACAGGAAGGGTAGATCCAGCCTCGAATCTGATATCATACCCACCAGAGGCTACAGGCATAAAATACTCAGGTTTAAGCTCGAAGAAACTAACTCCAGCCTTCTTTTGCTCGGTTGGTGTACCTTTTTCGTCAAAAACGATCTCTTTGTCTGGAATACGGATTTCTCGGTAGGATTTCTTGAACTTTTCTCCGTCTACGGTCTCAACAAGTCCTTGAGCTTCCATCTCGCTCATTTGAACCTTAAACTCATCACTCATCTGTTTACCAACGATTTTCTCTAGTTTAGGCTGAGAGTAGTACTGAAGAATGTTAGCTACCCTTAATCTGCCTATTTGGGTTAAAAATTCCTTCTCGATCAACCTCATCTTAAGTCTAATTCTCTTAAGGGTGCTTTCCTTAACTATAGCGGCTTCTGTTGCAGTTCCAGAGGTAGGGAGAGATTGTGCTCTTGGATTTACTCCCGTGGCAACTGTAGAGTCATCCTCTAGGTGTTTTAGGGAAAGTTCAACCGATCTTGGGATATCTGCGTACTCGATTGGTTTGGCGGCGTTAACATCGTCCGAAGGAATGGCTCCATGAGGACGGGCGATCAAATCCTCGTCAGATAGGTTCAAACTTGGGGAAACAAGGAACATCTTGTCGATATCTAGGTGATTACGGTCAATTATCATCTGACGGAAGATGTTTGACTCGTCTGTTATCGACTCTAGGAGTTCAGCCTCACCTTTACCGTAAAAAGAGTGGGTTCTCTTAACATCGAGTGCACGGGCGAAGGGAAGTTGCTTGTGTTTGTAGGGATTGGGACCTTTAACCAAAAGAACCCCGTTAGCTACTATATATAATGCGTCTTGGGGCTTTCTGCTCCAATACCACAGAACTTCAACGTCCCGTGACTTGTCAAACCCTTCTGGGGGCTTAAATTCTTCAAAATAGTCGATATCTCCACCAGGAACCACATATTTGGCGTTTTCCATCTTGTCGAAGGTTGGACCTTGGAAAAAGAGCCTAAAATCGTCAATATCCATGATATATCGGCGAATACAGTCTCTAAGTTGGTAGGGACCTGTGAACCCTCGTCCCTTTTCGTCTGGAAGGAAGTCTTCGAGCTTGACACACTCCATGTAAACATCATCAAAGTCGGTAATTAGCTCTTCTTTATCGTCACTAGTGAAAACTTTGCGGGGTTCTTTCCAATAGTACTCCTGAGCGATGCCTGTTCCCGTAATAAAAGCGTCCTTTAAAACATCATAGAGCTGTATGTCCCCATCTGCGATATCCCATGTGTAATTAAAGATGTGTTCCATGATCCTAGCCTTGGGTGCATCCTCACTACTTCTGGGTAAAATCAAAGGTTTTGGGGATTTGTCGATAACCTCACTAAGCACAGTTTCTACCGTAGCAAGGGTTAGAGGAACTACATGATTACTCTGCCAGTCGTCCTTGCCTTTTTCTTTCCTGAACATCTCCCATTGCTTTCTCCACTTCTGTGCGTTTTTGACTGCCGTCTGTCTGTCATGGGAGCCCTCCATGGCGAGTTTCCTTTTATATACCCAATCACGGGCTTCTTTCTCCGCACCTTGAGGGTCGTAAGGTCCTGCTCGGCGTTCAACTAAATCTGGTTTATCGTAACTCATGCGTATAGGTATCTTTTCTTGCTAGGACTGGATATCTTTTGCCTAGCTGGATAGATTATATCCAACATATAACTTAGAGCGTCAAGACAGTCATCATGCTTGGCATAGGGGTATCGTGTCAACTCATCTTCTAAAAAGTAGTTATTTGTAAGATATTTGTTATGTATGATTTTACCATTCTCGTACAGAGGTTGAAGACCTTTGATCCTCTCGTCCTTACTTCGGCTCTGGGGGTTGAGCTCTCTAATATGGAAGTACTTTTTCCTGACCCTCATCTGTTCCCTTAGAGTGTAGGCTAGGGTCTTCTGGTAGGCGACTGTCTCGATGGCAATATCCAGTAGATTCCATTTCTCCTTCATATCAAAGATTCTGTTAATAATCTCATGCGGTAGGAGTTTTTCCCTGACTATGTCCATAATCCAAAGATAGTTCTCCTCATCCACTCCAACTACCACCATAGCAGTAAAGTCTGCCGACCTCTCCAGAGAGATAGCAGGATCGATGGTCATAAACCTAGTCAGGAGCTTACCTCTAAGATCTTCTGGTTCGTAGTACTGGAACATACTTCTCGTAAAGATAGCGTTTTCTTCTGGGACTGGGTCATTCAAATACTGTGCGGAGAAGTGACTCCATCCTTCTGAAGCTAGACGTTCTTGAAATTCTTTTAAGGTGAACTTACCTGGCCAGAGAGGAACCCATCCTTCCCCTGTGTCGATATTCCCCTTGTAGGCTCGCATAACCATGGTGTCGTATTGGCTGGCTACATTACTGCTTGGGTCAAGAATCCATCCATAGAGATCACTATCGTGCCAACGAGTACCAATAACTACAATCTGTCCACCAGGCTCTAAAAGATCTAATGAGTCGTTATACCTTTGTCTGATCTTCATCAGTTGATCTGCTGTGGCTACGTTATCACGGTTTTGAACGTCATCGAAGATAATCAGGTCGTAATGTCCTCCAACCAAGTTGTTATCAATCCCTGCGGCTGTGACTGTACTCTCCCTCTTATCATTGGCTGAGACTCTAATTCTATCCTGTGCCCACTCTGTACTTCCTTCTTGTAAGTTGCCAAAAAGGTCATGGATCTTCTCGTTCCTGACTAACTGACCTTTAATCTGAGAGATGATGTCAACCGCCATCTGCCATGTTGCAGAGTAGACTAATATCCTAATCTTAGGGTTTTCACAAATACTGTAAAGTGAGTAACCTACCGATATCAATTTAGTCTTAAGATGATTTCTTGGAATGAGTAGGAGCTTTTTGTTCTTCTTCTGGTCTTGAACGAAGTGACACATATCTTTGTGTACAGAGCCTAGGGTAGCGAACTTCTCATCACCCTTATCTGCTTCTAGGATAAACTTATTAAAAAGAAAGAGATCCTTTGTACACTTTTCTTTGTAAAGTGCCATCAGGGTCTCATCAGCCTGCATAGTCGCCTCTATTAACTTCCTTTTATTTGGATTAGTTGTTTCGTCCATCTAAATCCCCTACAGCCATAGCAAACACCTCACAAGCATTTAAATCATAAATAGGTTCACGAACGCTCCTGAAGGCTCTGGGGTATATCCTCCGACCTATGGTCACAAAGAGTAAAACACCCTTAGTATCATACTGTACCTTATACTCAATACTCCTAGGCAGATCCTGTTCCTTTAAGAAAAAAAGAGTGATCTGTGCACAGAGTTTGTTGTAATCGTTAAACTTACGTCTTGCATCTAACTTCTCAAGAAAAAAGGTTCTCCTGGCGCTCTGGGATATCTGCTCTGCCTTAAAAACCTGACTAACTACCTTAGCTGCTTTTAGATCAGACTCCTGACCTGTCTGGTCAAGTAACTCTCTCTCCTCATAAACCCTCTTACTTTGATCCACACCTTATAGTATCATAATTTCTTAGTAAAATTTTATAGCGTATAAAAAAATATGACGTATTTATATACAACCTACTCTACTTATTTAAAAACTTGAAGGGGTGTACTAGGGCTACCCGCCTACCGTCTGCCCTCCTCTCGTGCTTGCTTGGCTAGTATGCTCTCAGTGCCCCTCTAAGACCTTAATAGTCTCTAAGTGGTGCTATGCCTCATGGTGTGGTGGTGTGTTGATGGTGATGGTGTGTTTTTAACGTGGGACGGTGAGAGAACCTAGCTTTTAGGCACGGATTATCAAACTAATAAGAGTTGACAATATCCTGGATTTCCTCTTGTTTGGTCTTATTCATGGCTAGCAACTCTTTGTAATCCTTAGAATTTAAATTAATCTTTATACTCCTACTCTCAGTCCTCTTGACTAAGTTGGGGTAAGCCTTTAATAACTTTAGTAGTTCTATGTTAGCCTTTAATACAGTATCACTACTAATCTTGTCAGGTTGCCAATCGTTAGCTATTTCCTTTAATCGGTCTGTTTGGGTTTCTAGTGTAACACCATTCTTTAACAACGCTTGATCTATGGCTTCAATAATCATTGGGTTGTCCATGTTATCATGTGCTATCTTTTTAGCAGATCCTAGCGAGTTAGTATCATACGCTTGAAGTGCAGACTGTGTTTGGTTGCTAGTTCGTAAGTAGTTACTAACAAATTTTCTTTGTTTAACTGATAATCTTTTTAACTTAGCCATGTTATTAGTATAACAGACATTCGCTAGCTAGCTCATGTCATGGAATGTCTATTCTAAAAGAAAAGAGAGAAAAGGATAAAAGAGAGAAAAGAAAAAATCCCCTATGGGTTAAAAAACAAAACCTAGCCTATATTCTCAACCTTGCGGCCAACCATCAATGGTTGTAGTCCAATGGGCATTAAAAAGCCCTACTCTGAACGTTGACGTTGATTGGGTTTAGTTTCAACGCCCAGAATAGGGCACCCGATCAACTAACTATTTATACCATAATATTGTCATTCTGTCAAACTAGGCACAACTTGCTATGTACTAACCTATTGACAAGTACTGATAACTATGGTTTAATACTATTATAAGTATATAGGGTTATTGCTTAGCTCACCAACAATAACCGCTTATTAGTCAATGACCCATTACTTATATAAATATAACATGAAACTACAAGAAGCAATGCAAAAATGGCAAGCAAGCGGACGGCTAGCGTTTTACTACCCTCGTAAGCATACAGTAAGTTTAAAT